ATCTTAAACAATGGAGATGGCGTTGTACCTTTAGAGATGCATATTATGTATGTCTTTTAATATGGCCTTTTTCTCATACTAAACTTCCTAAGATTAACAAAATTTTAGACCACTATTATACTTTACAAAAAAATAATGTGGTTGATATACGAGATTATCATAGAAGGAGTTTTAAATAAATGAATTGGAGAATTGCACAGCAAGGAATGATTGAAGAGTTAAACACGAAAATTTTTTTTGATGATCCTTGTCGTAAGATACACGAAGAGTTTAGTTCGATGGATATAGAAAATAATAATTATATACAAGAGTTAAAGAATAGAAAAAACTCTCCGGAACGTTATGATGGATCTTTGATTGAAAAAAAGAAATACGATTTTTTAGTAACTCAAGGTAAAGTGTTAGATAAAATTCCTGGTTATGTATGTAGGTTTGATGATGGTTCTTATTACGCGTGGAATTTAAAAGTTTTACCAGAGCCCGATTGGCGTGAACAAATGTTACCTAGAAATTCTTGTTTTGGAGATAGTACTTTTATACCGAAGATGGTAGGTGATTTATTTTTAAAAGATGGAAAAAAATTAATATGAGATTAATAATTATATTAGTATTACTAACCGGCTGTGGCTCAAAGTTTGATAGCTTTGATCCAACTACGTCAGTCTTAAAATGGATGATTAAAAATGAAAAAAAATAATAGTTATAGATACCCCAAGACTCAACGAGAGAATGTAAATGGTAAACGACACTATGTGTTTGATAAAGAAAAGTTACCGAGTGTTACAACTATCTTGGACATCACACAGCCAGCCGAGAAGCGCGAATCGTTAGCCAAGTGGCGCGAACGGGTGGGCGAGGACAGTGCAGCGCGGATTATGAATGAAGCAGCAACACGTGGAACTGCTATGCACAAGATATTAGAAAAGTATGTATTGGATGAAGGTTATCTAGATGAAACAACAGTTGGTAAGCAAGCACACAATATGGCTATACAAGTTATTCAGAATGGACTAATTAATATGACAGAGTATTACGGGACAGAGTGTACTTTGTATTATCCTGGACTGTACGCAGGTCAAACCGATCTTGTTGGAATACACAAAGGCCAGGACGCAATCATAGACTTCAAGCAAAGTAATAAACCTAAACGTAGAGAGTGGATTGAAGATTATTGTCTTCAACTTGCAGCATACGCAATGGCACATAATATATTATTTAACACAAAAATTACAAAAGGTGTTGTGATGATGTGTACTAAAGATAATTATTACCAGGAGTTTGTTATTGAAGGCTTGGAGTTTCAAAAATATATGCACAACTTTTTAAGGAGGGTGGATGAGTATTATAGCTCAAGAGCAAAGACGTCTGGATAATATCTATACTATGTATAGAAAAACAGATGGTGATATGAAAGAAATGTGGAAAAGAAAATGGTATCAATTAGTAAAAATAATAGGAAGGAGGTTAGATGAGAATAAGAGATTTTCAACAGATACTGGGAAAATTCACTAACAATGAGAAGGGTACAATCATATCTGATTGTCCTATCTACATTGAGACAATGGATGGACACCTGGAGGCTGTGAGGAGGGTAGAGCTACAAGAAACAAAGCTTATTAACTCACCAGAGCCAAAGAGAATAGTATTAAAAACGGAAAGCTTAAAAATATTTAAGTCACCAACATATAAACAGAGTTAATAGGTTCCCTGGAACTAGGGGCGGACGCGAGAGTGAAAGCCCCTACATTAGAACCATTCTAAAGAAAGGAAGTATGAAGAAAGTAACGATAGAAGCAACAAACATAAGTCCCAAACAATGGGCCAATTTAGTTTTAGAATTAAACTTGATTAGCAAGCAATGGAAACCCTACGCAGATATAAAATTACAGGGTCAAGGTATTAAAAAAATTATCAATTATGGCACAAATACGTCTAGTGTTGGATTTGTGACCAAAATGGGGCTAAAGGACAGGTAGTTGTGCCAGTGTATAGGGGAATCCTGGAGCAATTTTATTTTTTTAAAAGTAAAAAAAACCTCTGGCACAGTTGGCACACCCCTATTTTGACTTACTATTGTTGGTATAAGCGAATAATAGTGTGCCAAGGGTCTTGGCACAGCTTGGCACAGTTAAATAAGCTATGTATACCAACATTTTTTACAAATGTATTCGGCGCGCGGGGATTTTTTTGTTTTTTTAAAAACTTTTTTTGCCTAAAAATCTCCCTATACAGTATAAGAGATTATGCCTAAACAGAAAAAGAAATTTATATCACTACCTTATAAACAACTTGGAAAAGATATTTCTAAATATCCATTCGTAGAAATAAGATGGGTTGATATCGAAGGTGACGACGGCTGGAGTACATTATCATCATTAGACAAAGATAAGCTACCTGTGGCTGTCTCTAAAGGGTATCTTTTAAGTCAACGTAAAGGTGTAACTAGAATCTTCAGAGATTACATTGAAAGCAAAGAAGGTACAACATTTGAAGATATTGGTAGTACTGTTATCATTCCAACATCTGTGATAGTATCTATAAAAAAATTAAATTTAAACTAATGATAAATAAAACATTAACAAAGAATATGCCCAACGTAAAATGGGATCAACTACCACCATTGCGTGGGCCAAATCCACAAGGAGAATTAAATGGCAAAATTATACGAAGGAGTGACAAACAAATGGTCACTAGCAAAAAAGTCACCAAGAAAACTATTTAATAAAATTAATGGTCTTGTGAATCAGAATCAAGGTTGGATTCTTCTTGCAATTCTAGTGTACTTGATTCGATATCTTCAGGCGTAATATTAATTATTTCTTTGTTATCATCTAGAATCTTTTTAAGTTTATCTCTTATCTCATCTGTAGATAAATTATCTATATTACCTGTCATCACAAGTTTTTGATCTATGTAAAGTCCACCTGCTTTACCACGGGCCACTTCTGCATTTACAGCAGCACTCCAAGCTTTATTGTCTAATGCTTTGTTTCTTATTTGTGCTAATTCTGTAACGTGTTTTTCAAATGTGATGCCATACTTCTCTCTTACTTCTGTTCTTAATTCACCAATATAACTGACGACTAATGGAAAGTATTTTGGGTTACGCATTTCTGCTGCAGCTTTTCTAGCTCTAGTCTTATAACCTGCTTCGTAAGCAGCCTCTGCTGGTGACATCTTACCTTCATTATAAACTAGTAATTCTGCAAATTTACGTTGTTGTTCTGTTAATCTTTTTGGTTGTGTCATACTTGTAATTTACCGTAATTTAGTGTAGTTATCAAGTAGGAATTCCGGTGAAACCAGAGAGCAAATTTTGGAAGTTAATTAAGAAGAACACACCTAAAATCCAGTGGACTAGACTGGAATCTTGGGCATCCTTTGGTGTGCCTGATCTGTTGGGATACAATGATAATTGTGGTTTTTTTATGGTTGAGATGAAGATTGCTAGAGGTCCAAAAATAAGCTTCAGTCCACACCAAAAACTATTTCACCTGACCAGAACTAAACGGAATTTTATCATACTCCAAGAGCCTCTTGGAGGTAACGTAAAACTTTATGAAAGCTCCTCGATCCGCGGTTTGCTTGCGGACCACAGGGAAACTCCAACACTCGCAATGAACGACTGGGACCACATTCAACGCTTGTTGGTTCGCGAACCGCTTGACGCCTGATCGCTTGCGGGCTTGTCAGCTTGTGAGCTTGTGGCCTTCGGGCCCACCCGCCCCCCTTCCTCGGCTCGCTTGCGGGCTTGTTCTCTTTTGGCTCTACGCCTATACTCTTCATAAAATTTTGGATGTTTGAATACGTGCATTTTAGTGTTCGCCGTATGCTATATTCTTGATGTCTTTGTCCCAGCAAGCTCTACAGCTGCCGCAAACGTTGCCTTGATCAGGGGCCGGGCAAGTCCTGCCGCTGGTAACTACTGTTGACGTGTGGACCCAGCTCTCAGGGGCTGCCTGGTCAATCATTGGCGCGCTTAATCTAACAATCAAGTTGTCCGGACAGCTGGCCAGGTGATCCTTCACCCACGCTTCGCGCGTCGGCATCCAGTGTTTAACATCAGGTGACAGCCTGCATACTTCATAGATCTTGTTAAGGTGGTCCAGGTTTTGTACATCGCCTGAATCGTGCCAGCGGAAATACTTCACCTTTTTAGAATTAATTTGTAACGCCATCGCGGTGGCCCATAGTGGATGCTTGAGCGCTGCAAATCTTTTGTATTGTGCGTCTTTTACATTTTGGAATCTATACCGGCCGCGCTCGTACGCGTAACAGTTCGCGCAGACGCTGCCAGCGACAGCTCGTAACTTTGTGCC